ATTATTATGCTGATGCTCTTAAGGCATTTTCATATGTGTGTTTCGCAGCAGCAGAGTATTCATCTGGAATATAACTTATGAAACTCAATAAAAGTCCTTCAAGTCCTTCTGGGACAACACCTTCCCTTACAGGAAGTATGGCGTAGGACTTGATTTCAACACCTCTCAAACGCTGAATAATATAGTAGGGCGCGACAAAAACACTGAAGATTGCTCCATAGATGAAGAATAGTATCCTATACTCTATTGGGTGGCCTATAGCATCATTCGCAGCGAGGTGTCCTGTGTATATTGCGAAAAGTATAATAAGAAATATGAAAAATGCGAGGATTGTGTATTTGACAATTTGTTTTAGAAATGTTGTGGCAGAATACTGTGCTTTTGTAAGATTTTGCGACTGTTGTGTTGCGGCCTGCTGTTCTGCTGTTTGTTCTTCTTGGCTGGCTTGGGTGGCAGCAGCAGCCTTGTCGCGTGCCGCCTGCTGTTCCTTCGCAAAAGCATCAGCATCCGGGTCAGTTGTAGCCTGATAAACCTTGTATTGTAGAATATTTGTAATTTTATCTATAATTGACATGGTGGGATCTGTCTCTAGCCTCTAGAAAAATGTTTGGAAAAAATAAGGTCACATTTACAGTGACCACTTCAGCCCACCCATTCCAGAGGATACTTCAAACCAATTAATGTTTTCAGCATATATATTTAAGTTATACAGATATGTTGTAGGTTGTGGCAAAGGCCATACATCTACTTCAATTTGTACAAGTCTTACACGACTCGTATTTACAGATCCAGAGGGTTGTATTGAGGGAGTTTCAAGTTCAAATGAATATATTGGCAAATAATCTGCTTCGTATTGAACACTTCCTCCCCTCAGATTTCTCCAAGGAACAATCTTCGTAAAATATTCAACAGGCTTTTCCTCCTGGATCTCATTACCATCCATTAGGATCCGAATATTCCGAATAATAGCATCCTGTCTAGCTATCTGTATTTTACCGCTTGAAATTACGTTTAAGGTCCCAGCCCTTGCGTTCGCGATAAATGGCTGTGATGGAAAATTCCACCAATTTGTGAAGTTTGTAACATCATTTTTATACTGTAAAGTATCTGAGCGGCGTGGTACAAAAAGAAAACGATTTATCGGATTGTGTGTCTGGATCTCAAGAAGTTGCCGATTATAAAGTCCTAGGAATTGATATGGTGTTGTTTGATATAGGACATAGGAAAGTGGTTGACTCGCAAATACTTTTCGCTCATCATCTGTAAGGTATGTGTATGTTGCCTGAATTCTTGGATTTAGGAACCATGTATTTAGCGCAGGCGGTGAATAACCGAAATCTACTGCGAATTGATTAAATGCTCCATCAATTGCACCAGTTACAGGGTTCATAGCAGGAATATATGCCGGTAAATTTCCTGATAGATCTGAAAGCGGGCCTAACTGATTTCCTGGCGCTAGATAGACATTTGAAATATTTGGATCTTGAATCTGGAATAATTCTTGAATGGGCCTTAGAGTGAATTGGACTTCGCAGTCATGATATTGTAAGGCAATCAGAGGTAGAGAGTTTGCGAAATTTTGACAGAACCAGAATGGGATCGGAATGGTAAGATCTTGTCCATGAATTGAAGGATTATTATTCTGCTGTATAGTTGTACCATCACTTACAACAAGGGGGTAACCAGTCTGTGTACCATCAGGGCTCTTTCCTGCGTAAATACCATGTGCAGGATCATAGAGTTCTTTCACATCGCCAATAGTTCGTTGCCATTTTAGAAGAGCATCCTGGTCCAAATCAGCATAGGCCTTCGCAATAATATATTCAGAATCAAATTCCTGGATCTTTTGACCGCCAACATAAAATCCAACATTCTGAATCATTTGAACTCCAATAAATCGCGACCATCTAAAATTAAACTGGTTAGATCTACCTGGCTGATAATAAAAGTTTGACGATGCTACATCCTTACAATAAATTTCAGGTAATCGGACAGTTAAATATAGATCACTTACTAAATCCGCAGATCGTTGGATCTTTGCTCTCAATTTAATAGGGTTCGTAAACGAAAGTTCATTTGGCCCCTCTAAGGGACTTGTAATAGATTCTTGACTAAAATGACTATATTTCTTATAGGTTTTATAAAAATATGTAAAATCCGGATTCCCTGACAGAAGTGTATTCTGTGCTCCGTAGGCAACTAATGGTACTATTCCACCACCAGGCATTCTATTATGTTATGCTCTTTGGGTTAAGTACTGTACCGCATGATGGAATATGTTTTTTAAACTAATTGATATTTCTAAAATGTCTATTAGTGTAATATTGGACAGTTTATGTCCTTATATTTGCTAGTGCGAAACTACTGCGAATAGTTCGTTGTCCAATAGGTATCAGCCAGATATGGGGGCTTGTTCTGAGTAGCAGATACAATGAATGTAGAGGGACCTTCATTCAAGAGAGCATTAATCTCTGAGAATGATAAGGCATAACTGAAATATTCTAGACGGCTAATCATACTGCTTGTAACTGGGCCCAATAGAGTGAACCCATCAGCATCTGTGCTGCGAACTAAGCTATGAGACATCTGTACCATGCGCTGTGAGAATACAAAGAAATTGCCAAAATTCTGATAGGGTAATCCGCCTTCAAAGTTGAGTTTCTTTGAGAGATTACCGTTGAGATAGACTTCCACTGTATTACCGCGACCGACAATCGCAAGATGGAACCACTTTTTCATGGGAATATTCTCAACTTCCACATATGAATTCCATGTAGTTGTACTATTCATATAAATGCGCAGAGTATTTGTTGTACCCTTCAAGAATACACCAGGCCCCATTAGTGGATAAGGGAGATTGTAACCCTTGTGGAAAATATGGAGAAGGCCGTTGCTATTCTGCTGGAAAGTACTATCGTTGATATTCAACAGACAACTATAAGAGAATTCAATACCACTATGTTCATTATCAGATGGTACAATTGGCAATGAAGTTGAGTCGTTGGGATCCTGCCGGATCTCTTGCGGTTTATCACTTGTGTACGTGTAAGGAAGAAGTGCTGTACGTGTTTTCGCAACAGCAGTCAAACTTTTGTAGAGAAACTCAGCACTCAGTAATGTCGTGTATATTAAAGCGACGATTACAATTGCCAATAGAATTTGTGGAACTGTGGCTGTTCCATTTAAATAGGCTACAACCGTAGAGGTGCTCATCTACAAGTGAGTATCAAAGTTAATTTTTAACTTTGATGCGAACTTATTGTTGATATGTTATATACTAGACGTATAAAAGTCTATTTTTTGCTAATAAGAGTTCGTTATCTAATTCATTTTAGGGTAGTTTAGGCTGCCAGCAGCCTTGGGGTCAAGGAGAGACGTAAGCCACTTGTACAGTGTATACTGAGTGGCAGGACCAGCCATATAAATCTGATATACCTCCTGAGGATTGAGCGCATATCCATAGGCACTTGTGTTGCTGATATATCCGCCGAAACCGCCCTTATCTAAGAGCGTGAGCTGATAGCCGGCAGGGTCAACCTTATAGAAACTGGGGAGCACACATGAGCGAGCCAGTTTACCATCAGAATATACATCACATGTGCGACCATTGAGTACAACTGTAATATTAATCCATCGCTGTAAGTCAACAGATGTTAGGTCGCAAGATGGGAAATAACTCTGGTCAAGACCCTGTGGAATGCTGCTGAATTCGTTGTCGTATTTTGCGAGAGACAGGAGGTCCGATGAACCACCTGCTGGGGATCCTGTTGACCCAGGACTTGAACTTGATACACGAACAGACAGGGAGTTCTTGTAAGCACCCAGATATACACGGAGTGTATCAAAGCCGCTAGAAGTCTTACCACCAAGGCTGAGAATGTGCTTATACATATCACGACGATACTTGAAATCATTGATGTAAATCCAGAATGAAACAGCGTATTCACCACCTTCATAGAGAGCAGGTAGATCCTTAGAACTTGTTACAATAGCACTACCATCCGCGACCGTTGCATTCTGAACACCATTTGTTACTTGTGCTACAGTAACACCACTAGAACTATACAGATACTGATATAGATAGTATAGTGCAGCAACTAAAAGCACAACAGCAATTCCTGTCGTAACGGTGCTTGCTAGACTCATTCCTTATCTATAAGGGGATGACCAAAATTGTAAAGTATTTTGTGGCGTTGTTGTTGGAGAAGAGGCCGTTGAGCAGCTTGGACCAGAACAGATACTTATATTCTTATTTAGTGTTGACCCAATATAAGGCTTGCCTCTTGTATCGGAAGTAGCAATATGCTCTGCTATCACCTCTCGTATTGATATACGTCGCGCGGCAACTCGGAAATTACCTGCTATACCCATTACACCATCTGCGCCAACTGTTAAACTATTTATACGTACCAGCGGTATATATTTTAGGCGCTGGGATGCTACAGTTTTATTATTGAAAACGACATCCATTCGCCGACCTTCTCGTAGAATAGCAATCTGTACCCATTTTTGTTCAGGAATTCTCTCTAGTTCAATATGTTCAACTACCGTACCACCTGATGCCGCGTTTTGAGTATATACTGTTAATCGAGAACTACCTGGTGTTATTTGTAAAGAGAAACTTCCAGGAATTCCAATTAAATCAACATATTGTTTATCAATATTTGTAGTACGCTGAACAGATTTCAAAAAAAGATAGAATACTAAACTGCCACCAGCACCAGAAAAAAATGGAGTCGCAAAAAGATCACTTGTTCCAACAACTTGTCCAGGAATACCAATATCTTTTCCATACTCATCACTTATGACTTTTAGCGATTGTATAGATTTTTCTGTTGGCCAAATAGCATTTATAATATAGAAACTAATTGCGAAAACTATTATAAATGTTATTATTGTTGAAGCCACATTTTTGGTGTCCATTCTAGGGGCAGCTCTTACTGTTCTAGACTATAGAAGAAATCCCTTAGCTGGTGGGAGCAGCAGTCGTCGCACAAGAAGCACTCTCTTGTAAGGAAGACGCATCAAAATCTCCAGTATTAAGCGCCGGTAAGGAAGCACGCATTTCAGAAGGTGATATCACAGACGGCCAGATATGTAAATTACGTAATTGTATCCCTGATAGAGATGATGGCCAGAAACTGCCAGACACTGTCTTAGGAGGAGCAGTTAGCGCTTTTGTACGTGTTAGGAGTCCATTTGTATAGACCTCCAGACTCTTCTCACTCAGAATTACACCAACTCTAAATGGTTTGCGTAGTGGGACATTGTATAAGAGTACTCCCTCAAGATTATTATCAGTTGTAACAACAGCAACTTGTAAATCATTAGTATCCCTTGTAAGGGCAAACACGATGGATAAGTCCTGAACCATTGATGCTGCGGTTACTGCTGCTGAGTTTTTAGGAATAACTTTATTTAGAGATCCTCCCTTATAGAAGATTATTCGCGGTAGATTATTATATTGGTGCGCGTCGTCAATCTGTATATCTAGAGTAAGACTATAGGCAGTTCCTGAACTTGATGAACCTATTGGTGTTTGGGAAACAGGAAGTTGTGAAACATCTCTTTTGGTCTGCCAGAAGACCTTATCGCCTTGATTAAGTGTTGGGGTCGGTATAAATCCTGGTTGATCATTGCCATTGCCACTGCCACTGCCACTTTTGAATACTGGGCGAATTGTATAATGGACAAAGACAAGTACAATCATAACAACAATAAAAATAAGTATTGCTCTGAAGAATATACCACCCAACGTAGATGTAAATCGCGATGTGCTTTGTCCAGATTGTGCCGCTTGATGAGTATTGATTCCTGAGGCAGCAGCAAGAAGTTTTAAAGCATCTGCCATTCTATGGGCCTACGTGTCTATGTGGGTTTTACAAAATAAAGGACTGTTCCTACCACAGCGCCTATTCCCACTGTGGTAGCTACTCCACGAAGAAAAGATCGCATATTTATTTCGGAAAGATCGTCAGTATTCCATATAGGAGATCTACCTCTCTTTCCCAGGGCCTCGTAATAGGCGAGCACCTCCATCTCTGTCTTCTCAGGCTTATTCAACATTGTATTCACCTTATTGTGAAGTTTGATTGTCCATGTTAATAAATCACGTCTCTTATCAAGAGAAGACGTTATTGGCATTTCTTTCAAGTTAGCCGTATAATGATCGCGACATATAGGGCACGGAATTAGCCTCCCAAGACTCTCAAAAAAATCTTTTGCGGCTTTCTTATCAACATATGTAGGTTCTGATGGATATCCAAGAGCAACAAGGTGAATTGTATTCCAAAAGAATGGACCCCATACTTCTGGGGGGATATGCATTCTATGACTAGTGTGTAGGGTGAAAGAAAGTCGCCTTTAATTGGCGCAGCAGCAGTAGTAGTGGTGGCTAGGGCATCTAAACCCTTTTTGAACTAAAAAGAGTAGGGCTGTTAATACAAACAGATGAATTATCAAAATAGTTGCTCAAATTGCGGAGAAGGTGGTCATAATTTTCGTTCGTGTATGGCTCCAGTAAGTTCATATGGACTTATTGCGTTCCGTATTAATAATAAAAGTTTCAAGCAAATTGAAAAACTGGCTACAGATTCGAGGTCCCTTACAGGATATGAAGGCCAGGACATACAATTTCTTCTTATCCAGCGGAAGGATTCTATTGGATATGTTGAACTCGTTAGAGGTAAATATAAAGCAGATGATGTTACATATATTCGCGCTCAACTGGAAGGTATGACGGCGACAGAGCGTCATAGGATTGTGAATTTGCCATTTGAACAGATGTGGACTGAAATGTGGGGAACTGGTTCTGGTGTCTTGCGAAGCGAAGGTGGCAGTAATATAAGTAAGACTTTTTCAAATGAATATGAAACTTCTTCTAAGAAGATTCTTGGTTTGCGAGAGGCTGGAGTACTTCAACGTCTTATTGAAGAGGTTGGTCCTGCTATCTATTCTACCCCTGAATGGGGATTTCCAAAGGGGCGGCGCAATCCACGTGAAGATAATCTAACATGTGCTATGAGGGAATTTAATGAAGAAACTGGGCTTCGGCCATATCAATATATTGTTCTAGAAAATATGGAGCCAATTCGTGAGACATTTTTCGGAAATAATCATGTTCATTACACACATATCTACTATTTAGCATATTGTTCTCCTGATCTTGAAGTATCCATGAAAAAGTTTGATTCACATATGTCACGTGAAGTTGGTGATATTCGTTGGACTGGACTTGAAGAGGCTCTAGCATTGATTCGGCCTGATAATGTTGAGAAACGTGAAATTCTTCTTCGTGCCTCAAGCATTCTTCGCAATTACTGTGCCTTACAGATGGGTGCTGGTGCGGCTGTACATAGCGCTGTCTAAATGTTAAGGCCACAGTAGATAGATGTTCAGTCCAGGAACTATAGACCGTATTAGCGAAGGGGTTTCGCAATTACTAGGGACAGCTTCTCAAGCAAGGCAGGAGAACCAAGGGATACAATCTGTTGTAGAGACACAGCAGCAACCTCCACAGACACAGGCTCCACAGACACAGGAGCCGCGGTCACAACCATCACATATATCGCAATTTCAAGGACTAGAAGATGAAGCGCTTATAGCCCAATGGAGAACCGAACCAAATGATACTATTAGGGATATTATATTGAATGAAATGAGTCAACGAGGCCTCTATCCTGAAGAGGATGTTCGCCGCGATGAGGCAGATGGTGCCTTATATCCGGATATAAGTGATGATAACTTCATTAATCTTTTGATGAAGAAACGCGAATTCGTGGAACTTCGTTCAGAACCTTTCAAAGTCCTTGAAGAAGGAGAGGAAGATCCATGCTCATCCGAGGCATCCTTCCGAATTACACCCGTTCAGCAATTTATTCGGAACTTTCTAAGTCCTAAAACCCCTTATAATTCTGCTCTTCTATATCACAGTGTAGGTGTTGGTAAGACACAGGCAGGTATTCAAGTAGCAGAAGGATTCTTGGAAATATATCCTCGTAAGAAGATTTTCATCATTGCGCCAAAAAATATTCAATCTGGGTTCTATCGCAATATTTTTGATATTAACCGAATTGCTATAGGGGATGGCAATGAACCAAATATAGCGAATCAGGGTACAGGAGATCTCTATATGCGCCTTACAGGGACTCTCTTTGAAAGGGATAAGGCTGTAATTGAACGAAAAGTCAATGAAACAATTCGTCGGCGCTATGCGTTCTATGGATATCTCGCATTTCGCAATTATATTCGTAAAGTAATTGATAAACGTGTAGGACGTATCGCAGATCCGAAGATCCGCACAAAACTTATGGAGGAGGCTTTGCGAAATGAATTTAGTGGGAGAGTTCTTATCATTGACGAGGCGCACCATTTACGCGATGAAGAGGCTGCCACAGAAGATAATGAGGAACTTGATACTACTGGCGCAGGCGGTAAGGATGATGTGGATGATACAAGTTCTGGGTCAAAACTTGCGCCTTATTTGAAACAAGTATTGGTGGCAGTAGATGGTTTAAAACTTGTACTGATGACTGCTACACCAATGTACAATACCGCAAAGGAGATTATAACACTTTTGAATTTTATGCTTTTGAATGATAAGAAACAGACCCTTACAGAGAGTCAATTATTTGACAAGAAGGGATCTCTTCGCAGCGGTTCGCAGCGATTACTAAATAGGGCTGCGTCAGCATATATAAGTTTTATGCGTGGTGAAAATCCTCGTACATTTCCTGTTCGCCTTTTCCCTCGTATAGAAGTGGGGGAGCCATTTGTATATCCTGGACTAGATCCTGGTGGATTAATAGAAGTTCGTGAGGAGGACAAGACTGCGCTCAAAACTTTGCCACTTATACCTAGTTATTTAGAGGGAGATGGGCTCGCAATAATGGAGCGTCTAATGGAGGAGGAGATCCCTGATACAGCAGCGCAAAATGGACGTTATGGTATTCGTATTCGTGACAGATTAATACAGGCTGGAAATTTTATATTTCCAGGCGAAGAAGGAGATGATAATATAGGCGATACAGGCTTCCAAAATACTTTCGTGAAAGAGGGGACTGGTATTGCTACAAAATATAGAGTAGGGGATAGTGTTTCCGCTGATTGGTTAGCACTTGAAAATATTGGATATTTTTCTCCGAAGGCTGCGACGGTACTGCGGTCAATTCAGTCCGCAAAGGGAGTATGCTTTGTATATAGTCGCTTTGTTACAACAGGAGCACTAGTACTTGCTTTAGCACTAGAGGCAAATGGATATACCCTTACAGGAAGAGGACAGAATCTTTTTGCGGATGGAATTCAGAGTCCTGGTGGGCGCCAGTGCGCATTGTGTCCTCTGAAGGAACGAGGCCATGGTGGGGCGGCTCATGCGTTTGCGCCTGCTAAATACGTCCTTCTAACTGGTAATGACGAAATCTCTCCAAGAAATGCGGAAAGTATTGCCATGTCACGTGCCTCCGAAAATGCCTATGGGCGTCAAGTGAAAGTTGTTATTGGTTCACAGGTGGCAGCAGAGGGTGTGGATCTTCGGTTTGTTCGCGAGATCCATATTTTTGATAGTTGGTACCATTTGAATAAAACGGATCAGGTTATCGGTCGCGGCATTCGCTTTTGTTCTCATTCATTACTTCCACAGGAACAACGAAATGCGACAATATTTCTACACGTGTTAGCAGGTCTAGAGGGGCGTGAAACAATGGATCTCTATAGTTATCGCCAAGCACTCTTCAAGGCGAAGCAAGTTGGTGAAGTGAGCCGACAACTAAAGATCCATGCGCTAGATTGTAATCTGAATCGCGATGCTATACAGATTCTCGGACAACCTCCAATCCGAATGGAAGATAGTCAGGGTGTTATGCGCGATAATGTGAATATTAACGATACTCCGTTTTCCCCTCTCTGTGACTGGCTAGAAACATGTGAATATAAATGTGTGCCTGAAGTGAATACTGATATTCAGAGCCTAGACGCACTCGACGCTTTGGATGATTCTACGTATGATGAATTTAGCGCACGTTACAAGGAATCTCGTCTCAAAACACGTGTCCGCAATCTTTTCGCAACTCAGGCGTTCTATGATGTTGCCCTATTCCGTCAGAATTTTATTGATATTCCAAATGCGGCTTATGGAATGCTGTTAGCGGACATTCTTGGCAATAAGAGTTTCCATGTAAAACATAAGATGTGGGATGGGTATATTATCTATAGAAATAAGTACTTCCTCTTTCAACCAACTATATTGGAGGATACCAATATTCCTCTCGCGCTTCGTACAACATATTTCGCAGTTCGTAGGGATGCCTTTGCTCCAACAGCAGTGGATGCTCGGAAATTGGAGGATATTCCTGAAGAGGTTGAGCGAGAGGTGGAGGGAGAGGAGGCCCCTGTCACAAACAAATGGCAAGTTCTCTCTACGTGGGCAAAATCAATGATTGATATACCTGTAACAACCCTTACAGATGATGTTGACGAAGTATTGAATCAGATCGCAGGACGTGTTGCCAAGAAATATCGTCGTTATAAACAAGAGTTTGAAGTTTTGCTGAATGTACCATCCCTCTTTAAGGGTCTGGCTGGTTCTGAAATTCTAAAACGCGTTCTTCTGGAATATATTTTTGATGAGTGGTTAACTGAGAGGGAGCAGGAGGCGGTTCTTAGATCTGTATCCGAAGTGACAACAGATGCAGGAGTCAAGAGGCTGAAAGCCGAGGACGTAGCCGACGCTGCCGGCGTTGGAAAAGAGAATTATGTGAAAGTAGGGACGATTGAAGTATATCGTTTTGTAAATCTGAAAACTGGCAATCTGGAATATAGACGAAAAGATGGGGAGCCAATTCCTCGTTCTGTACTGGATATTATTGAAAATTCTCCTACTGATGAGGTTCTCAAGAGACGAGCGTATGCTTCGATGGTTGGGCCATTTTATGGGTTTATTACAACAAAGGGGGGAGATACTTTGGTATTCAAACGTGGAGAACCAACAAAGGAGGGAGGAAAGCCTGGAAGAGGTGCTGAGTGCGCTATCGTATCTGAGACTGCAGATAAGATAAAGAAACTCGGAGAGATTATTGAATTATATGGAAAAGAGAAGATTGATGTGAATACTTTTGGGTCTATTAAGAATACGAACTCTTTCCAATTGTGTGCTATTACAGATATCTTCTTGCGGCTGATGGATGCGCAGAGATTTAGAGGGAAGCGGTGGTTCTTTAGGCCAGTTGCGGCGGTTGTGAGTGGTCATAAGGGGAAGGCTTAGCGGCGCTGCTAGAAAAATTGACAAAACATAATTCTTTATTAAAGAGATAGAGCGAAATTCTATAGAATGGAACATCTTGCTGTATTTGAAGAGCGCATTCCCCTGAACCCAAAAGATTTGAACCGTCTCGCAGAAGTTACTGTTGAAACTCTTCTTCTAGAGAAGATTCGCGCAAAACTAGAAGGTCGTTGCTCTCGTCATGGATATGTTGTACCCGGTTCTCTAGAAATTGTATCACGCTCTATGGGACATGTTGAAGTAGGCCGTTTTACAGGTGATGTAGTATATCAGGTTCAAGCACAGGGACAGGTTCTCAATCCTTCCGATGGCTCCATGATTGTTGGAGAAGTACTAAAGAAGAATAAGATGGGAATTTATATTGAATATCGTGACGCAATTCATATTATTCTTCCTCGCGATCTTCATAAGGGAAGTGATGAATTTGAGAATCTTGAAACAGGTGTCCAGATTAATGTAGAAGTCAAGAAGTCTCGGTTCCAGGTGAATGATCCCTTCATCCAATGTGTTGGACTGTACAAAGGACCTGCGACTGCGGAAGTGGCTGCGGAAGTGGCAGCATCTGCGGAAGAATCTACAGAGGCTGGTTCGCCCGGCCTTGTAGAATGAACCTTACAAGGGAAGAATATGAAGAGCGAAAGGCTCTTATTGGAGACTTGAAGAGCCTTGCTAAGTCTGAGAAGGAACAGATCTTCAGAATTCTTAAGAACTGTGGAGAAGATTTCAGTGAAAACAGCAATGGTATATTTTTTGATGTAGTAGCTCTTAAATTGGATACTTTTACAAAGATGACAGACTTTTTAAAGTTCTGTAAGGCGAAAGTAATGGAGCAGGATGAAAGAGTGAAAGAGATGAATGAACTTCGCAGTGATCTACATGAGGATGAGACATCTGTTGAATCTGTAGTGGCCTAAAACAAGGGCTCATGTAATACATAAGAAAATGGCTTCAGATGCGAAACATCCGACTATTACAATTGACAACCTTAAAGATATTTTTCGCAAAAATAACTTTAAGGATGAAACACCCCAACCCAACCAAATTCGGATTGAGCCACAGACTTTTGATATAGATAATGCCACTGTAGAAGACGAAGGTTGGATTCGCCGCCCTCTTGGAGTTGGAGGCCCTATGGCGGTTGTTCTTAGAACAAATAACTATATGTTTCGAAGTGGGACATCTGCCTTACAGAGAGTTCTACTACGTGAAGCAGTTACAGAGGCACAAGACAAGGCGCAAGTTAGCCCTGTGTTGAAAGGTCGCAAATGGCCTGCACGACGTGTTTCGGAAGCTTTGAGTGCTTGCCTATTGACATCTGACAAATTAAATGAAATGTCATATGCTACAGTATGTGCTTTGGAGAATATTCAACTCATTATTGTGGATATTGACGCGCGACAAATGACTTTCGCTCCTGAGGATGTTCGCAATTGGAGACAAGATATGCCTATCTATCTAATTAGTAAAGATTGTCGGTGGATTTTTAGTCATAGTGTGGAAGAAGATGCGTGGCCTCATAACTCTATAGGTGTCTGGCTATCAAAGATGGAGGGGTCAGGCTGGAAGATCAACTGGCCTGCAGGCTCAGGAACTATGGAGGCTCTCCGAGAAGTACTTGATGAAGCAGGTATTCCTGTGGAAGGACGTATGAAGAAGGATGAACTTATTGTCAAAGTTGGGCGTGTTCAAGGTATTGCGTTATTTGCTTCTTGGACAACCCTTTAGGGGTGGGAGGGGATGAAGAGGGAGGGATGAGTGAGGAGCGAGGAGGTTAGTAGGCTGGATAGAGTAGATCTTCTTCCTTATCTTTATAGATCCGAGCATATGAATTAATTTGTGGTATAATAAAACGTTTCAATAGAACTTTTCCGACGAATAGATCTTCGTAATATTCTCCCTCTAGATCTTGGGTTTTAATATCCTGAAAAAAGTTTACTGAGTGTTTTGATAATATATATGCTGCTCCAGCACAATATCTTACTACATTTCCCTTATAGGGGGTTGTATTAATATATGGATCAGTACATCGTCCAAAATGATACCGACGAAATTGATATTCGCGATTCTGTATTTCCTGTGGTCCAAAAAATAAGGCACCTTCATAATCGGAGTCAATAGTGGCTTCAAGTTGTTTAAAATTAAATTGTGGGTGGATCTTGTTTGTATCATCTATCTTCAAAAAGTGTGTATATCCTTGAGAATTTATTGTGATATTAGTAGAAATAAACTTATATAAGGCGGAAACTTTTTCAGAAAGACCTTCATAATAATCGTTACATTGTAATATGATAAATCTTCCAAAAATATGAGCAGTTACAGGTAGATTGGGATCTCCATATACAATATAATAATCGTCATTCTTATGGTTGCGCATAGTTTCCATTAATTGCGGCCATTTATCTTTATAAAGTTGGCAGGAGATTATTAAAGTACATAAGGTATTTTTCTGTTCGTGATTAGGAGACATTTAGTTTTAATAGAAAGAAATCTTTAGGGTGTCAACGCTTAAAATTGTCTAACAGGTCCTTTGGTCTGTTGATTATCATTTTAAGCGTCAACGCTTAAAATTGAATTCATTTATGTATTAGATAGGCGGCAGAGGAAATGGAATTATATTCTGCTGAAGCCAAAGCCCTACAGGGTCTTGTGAAGGATTGGCTTGATCACTCTGAAACAGAGTTAGAGGCAACCTTCGGACCTAAAGGACGTGTAGATGCTTCAACATTTCTGGCAATTGCTACACGCTTGAAGGCGAAGGGTTTCAAAGCCCTTCCACAAATTGATCGTTTGAGTGTACTTCTTCCCGACCAAATCCGCTTTCAGATAAATGGATTTGGCGTTATTCAGCAATACTGTCGCGATGATCGTATGGCTGGAAAGCCCTTCGTTGCAATGATCAAGGACCGAACTGTTGGAACCAACAGTAATCTGGATCTTGAAGAATATGATGTTCGCATCAAGTCTCGCCGCGAACTGCCACTTGATAAGGAGGATCCGAAAATCCAGGAAATTCTCAATTCATGGCCCCTACAGAAGAAAGCATTTCGTCTTCTTCGTCGCTGGTCATTTGAAGCCCCAGGCGTTATCTTTGATCTCTCCATGATTCGTACATCTCCACAGGATGTGCGCGGAAACTATCGCTATACTCGCCGCTTCGGTGATTACAATATAATTGGCTCTGCGCCCATTTACGAAGTGGAGGTCGAACTAAAACATAATGAAGGCGGAGCTGATGTAGCCACCGCAACAAAGACTCTTATTGCCGGCCTCACAACAATTCTACGCGGCATCCAGAAGAATACTCTTCTAATTCGTAAATCAGCCGCTGCAGGAGTTCTCGCAGGCTACAGCGATGTCGCAGGCACTGACCGCTTCCGAGGTGTTGCGCCAATTACTCTTGAAACAAAGGGAATGAGCTCCATTATTGAAGACCAAGTTCCAAATATTCGTACAGGCTACAACGTAACAGAGAAGGCAGATGGTCTACGTGTCCACGCCTTCTGTGATAAGCGCGGCGAACTCTTCATGATTGATATGGCAATGAATGTATATCGCACAGGACTTGTACAGGCTGATTGTAAGAATTCTCTTCTTGATGGCGAGTATGTAACACGCACAAAAGATAACAAAGCAATTCAGCAACTCCTCATCTTTGATATCTATGTTGCCCCTGGAAAGGATGATGTAACACGACTACCCTTCTTTGAGGGTCGTCATAAACGTTTGGAAAATTGGATTGCGCTTTGGAAAGATGCGAAAGTTCTTCCGAGCGCTGCTACAAGCATTACTCCACAGACACAACTCCAAGTTGCGATGAAGAAATTCCTCTTTGCTACACCTGGAAATGATTCAATCTTCCGCTCAGCAGCACAACTACTTGATACAGCATATATTTACCATACAGATGGTCTCATCTTTACTCCAAATGCTGCGCCACTTCCTCAGAAAGCTGGTACAGGTTTCCTCTCTCAGTTCAAGTGGAAACCGGCTGAAGATAATACAATTGACTTCCTTGCCATTACAGAGAAGGAAGTTGATGCGCCAAAGGTTGACAGAGTCCAGACAGGAATTCATCCTGATAGCGGCGAAACAATCTCCTATAAGACTGTGCGCCTCTTTGTAGGTTCATCACGTGAAGCAGGAACTGATGACCCTCGTGCTACGATTCTCTTGGAGCAACCTATTGGGGTCACAGGAGGACCAGGACAGGCCGCTCAGCGCGAATACAAACCTGTACTCTTCAATCCGAAAGATAATCCTGATACAATGGCATCAGTATGTTATATTGCTGTTGAGAATGACCCTGATACAGGTGAGCAGTATATTCGCGCAGAGCGCTCTGGTGAAATTATTCGCGACCGCTCCATTGTTGAAATGGCTTACGATCCTTCACGTTCTCCTGGATGGCGTTGGTATGCTATGCGTGTTCGCACAGATAAGACTGAGCGCCTATTGAAGGGTACTCTCGCACGTACTCTCAACTCCGAGGAAGTTGCTGAAAGTGTATGGAATAGTATTCATGACCCTGTTACTATTTCAATGATTCGTACAGGCTCCGAGGAACCTACACAGGATGAGATTGCGGATCTACTCAAGGCAATTGGGGATCGTGTGGAAGTTGGAAAGAAGTATTATGAACGGAAGGCTCCTGCGCGAGACCTCATCCGTGTTCGCGGCCTCCGTGATTTCCACAATCGTTGGATCAAGGATACAATTCTCTATGGACCTATTCTGAAGCCTGGTGGCAAGAGTATTCTAGATTTGGCAGTAGGTAAGGCTGGCGACTTACAGCGATGGCGACGTGGTCGCGCAGGATTTGTATTTGGTGTAGATTATGCTGGTGAGAATATTCGCGACCCTACAAATGGAGCATACCGTCGCTTACTAGATACAATTCGTACAAGTGCTCCAGGTTCCGTACCACCAATCTTCTTCGCAATTGGCGATAGTAGTAAGAATCTCGCATCAGGTGAGGCAGGCGCGACTGCTGAGGAGCGTGATATCTTGCGAACAATTCTTGGAAAAATCGCACCTGAAGCAGCAGTTCCTTCCCTTGTAGAGAAGTCTGGTGCTGGCCGTTTGCGTGCCGGCGCAGATGTGATTACTTGTATGTTTGCCATTCACTACTTCTTCCAGAATGCGGATACCTTCAAGGGATTCTTGACAAATATTCAGGAGAATCTGAAGATTGGCGGCTACTTCATTGGTTGCGCATTCGATGGAGAGCGCGTATTTGAACTTCTTCGCGGAGTTCCTGAGGGACAATCACGCGTAGGTATTGAAGATAATACTACTCTCTGGACAATTACAAAGCGCTACTCTGTTGAGGACATTCCCTTACAGGATGAGGGGTTCGGACTTCCAGTTGATGTGGAGTTCATTAGTATTGGGTCTTCGCACCGAGAATACTTGGTCCCCTTTGCGCTGCTTGTGGAGAAGTTTCGTACGATTGGGCTGGAGTTAGTGGGAGTGGATGGGCTGCGCGAACTTGGATTGGTTCACAGTAGCGCAATGTTCGATGAAAGTTACAAGATGGCAGCAAAGGCTGGAAAGAAGTTTGCGATGGGGGATGCGGTGAAGCAGTTCTCATTCTTGAATCGGTGGTTTGTGTTCAAGCGTGTGAGCGATGGGACAGTTGCTGAAGGAGGGCCGGCGGCTACTGCGACTGGTCCTGTAACTGTTTCCGAAGTTGTAGAAGCGCCGGCTGCAGCAGTAGAAGCGGCTCCTGTACCAGCGCTAACTCAGCAACAGCGCAAATACAAGGCCAGCGAAGTTATTAACTTCTACATAGATGCTGGTCTCCAAGATAAGTTGGGGATTAAGGACCCTGGCTTCGCACGCTATCTCGCACCTTCCGCATATTTCTCAATTCCTGACCAGGATGACCCCAAAACTCTATATCCATCTCTGGAACATTTCCTGGCTGCTATGAAATACAAGGTAGCAACTGACAAGCCTCAATTTGCCAAGAGCCTATTCTCGTATGATGGCTCAATTCATTATAGGTATATCAATAAGCGAATGGAAGAGGCTCGCGCAGGGGCAAAACTTTCCGATGATCGTGATGCGACACTTCTCAAAGATGAGACAACTGATATTCGCAAGGAGTTAACACCTGCTGGATTCAAGCGTAATAAGGCAACATTTAATGAAGTCGTCTGGAATGAGAAGCAGGATGAACTTCTCCGCTACGCACTAACATATCGCTATGATAAGGATACTCGCTTCCGCAAGATTGTAGAGGCTGCGCGCAGTCAGGGTAAGATTCTCTTGTATTACACGCCTTCTGGTGCGGCAAGTGAACTTGGTGGAAGACGGCGCGCAAATGATGAGCGTATTGAGGGACAGAATAAGATTGGTAAGATGATTATGGAGATTGCTGGATTCTAAGAGGGGTTGTACACTATAAAATATAAGGATATTATATATAAATGGCACCGAATCGCTCTTCTACACGCAAGTCGCCGCGCCTTCCTAAGAATGCTGCTACAATGCATGGTATCCAGAACTGGTATGTTGCGGAATTTGAGAAACTCGGCTGGATGGTTCTCGCGAAAGCGAAGGGCTACGACGACAAGGTGTCCATGTATAAGAAGGCAATTGACCATCTTCTAAAGACAACTGAACATGTGATGGGAGAATATCAGAGCGCAAATCGTAAACATGACCTGAATGTTGTTCATATGCATACAATGGTTCTCAAAGATTTTGTTACTAAACATTTGTAAACGTGTGCGCTAGAGGTCAGCTCCGCTATGGTCAGCTCCGCTATGGTCAGCTCCGCTATGGTCAGCTCCGCTATGGTCAGCTCCGCTAGAAAAATTGTTAAGCATTTGGATGCCAAACTATTTTTATAGCGCACATGCGCTAGAAAAATTGATGCCACTTTTTTCTCCCAGAGAAGAGTGACATCAACAACAATGGCATCAGAAACCTACAACGACCAAACTCTAATGAACCTTACGTCAAGTCGCACTCTTGATATGAAAAAGACATCCTATGAGTTCGGATATAAAAGTTGGGAAGAGTTTATGAATTACTCTCCATGGAATAGTTGGTTCCAATTTGAACTCTGTAACTATATTTGGACAACTGACAATATGCTATATCTATTCTTCAATTGTGTGAAAGAGCCTGGAGATAAGAGGCATTTTAAAGTACATGTGACTGCAAATGATGAAACCCTTGTAAGGGAATGGCTAAAGGAACATATTCCTGCTATATGGCGGATCTAACTCGCAGTGCTAAACAAAACTGATGGATGAATTTTTGTACTACAACCAGACGCATTTTTATGACCTCCTCCTCCAAATTCTTTACAAATTTCACTAACATCTACTTTTCCATCCGCACGTAGTGAAAGCCAATACTCTTCCTCTAGATGATCATATTTCCAACAGACTGTAAAATCATAATCGTATGTTTTAAGAATCGTATTTCCTAGATCACTTGCTAGTTCATGCTCGCAGTTTACAATACATACTTTATTTCCCTTATAGATGTATGTCTTTGTAGAGACTTTTTTAACAATAGATTCAATCTTTTTCTGTTTGCGCTTCTCAAGGATCGTTCCAATTGAGAGAATTTCATCAAACTTAGCTGGGTCTCTATAAACGGAATTAAATAGTTGGAATGATTCTTCAAGTGTATTTGTTAGACATGTATAATTGAAGAACCCATCACAGAAAGGTCTCGAATTATGAATCTTCCAGGTCCATAGATCTCTATCTTGGATCATCTCGAGGAATAGCGGCATTGGAGACTCTTTAAGGTAGAAGTACTCCCAGGCGAGACCTACACCAGATTTATCCATTTTGAAAATTACATTATTAGTGTGAAGCACTCGCAGACGGTCTTCGTTTGTCTTATGATGATCTACTATAAAGAATTGTTGTGCTTTTTGATTGAGTAGTTGAATCTGTTCATCAGATGGCGCATAATCAAAGAATATGATATTTTTGTTGGTAATATCCGTCTCAAATCCCTTTGAATTATTTGAAATACCTACAAATTCATAATTAAGATTGTTTTCCTTTGCATATTTGCTTGCGACCCATGCGCAAGCAAGGCCATCTTGGCATGGCGCGTGAAAGAATACTGTGTTAATTTCGGAGGGCTTCATTCTTTCTTAACACCCCATGTAAGGGGGAACATACTATCAATTTTATCAGCGACATAGTCTCTGATAAAATAATAATCAGTGATTCGCGCTTGGACATTTTTCTAAAGGTTTCATAAGTTACGATTTGATAAGTCACAAATAAAATTGATAACCAACCACTTAGACGTTCGGTACCTTCTAAGTATAGATCTACCACTTAACCACAATGCCAAAAACCCCACAAGCCTGGCAGCGACTTGCCTGGGTGAATAGACATCCACGCGATGAGCGTATTGAGTTTGATGAGCCGACGCACAAATATACAATTGACTCGGCAAATGATCGCTGGATCTCCTGTACAGGATTTATTCATGACTTCTTTCCACATTTTGATCCAGTCGCAGCAGTAAAAGCCATTAAGCGAGGAAAGAACTATGCGGCAAGTAAGTATTATGGAAAGACGGATCAAGAAATTCTAGACGGTTGGTCAAACTCTGGAAAGGAAGCATCAGGTCTTGGAACAGCTATGCACTTGGCGATTGAACAATTCATGAATGGAGCGCATGATCTTATTGAAGAACCTGTAAAGCAGACAAAGGAGTGGCAGTTCTTCACAAACTTCTGGACAGACTGTGGTCCGGATCTAGTCCCTTACAGGATGGAATGGGAAGTTTTCTCGCTTGAACATAAGTTGGCTGGATCTATTGACGCAATCTTTTATCGTCCGTCCGATGGCAAGTATGTTATTTATGATTGGAAGCGTTCCAAGCAGATCAAATCTTCTAACGATTATGAGAAGGGATATTGTCCTCTAGATCATCTACCCAATTGTAACTACTGGCATTACAGTTTACAGTTGAATATTTATAAGTGGTTCTTGGAGACATTTTATGGGTTGGAGATTGCGGATCTCTACCTGATTATTCTACATCCTGACAATAAGAATTACCATCGTCTTCGTCTGAATTTTCTGCCTGATGAAGTGCAGGCGATGTTGAACTGTCGGCTTCGTGCTCTAACAACTGGCGCAAAGACTGGTATTGTTCTCCCTATTGCTGGGGCGTCAGAAGGTAGTGGTGCATGTGTTATTGAGGATGATTAGGTTGCGGCAGTAGGTCTAATCTTAGGTCGCACAAGACGCGCTCGTGCGCGAAGGCGTATTTCGCTAATATTATCTTGTAAATCGCCGAGATTGGCTCTAGCAACTAGAGGCTTTGTTGGAAATCGCGTATCAACAAGGAATGCCGGTTCGCCTGTTTCTGTGATTACAATAACCACAACTTCATCTGTTATTTTATCAACGGTTGCGCCTGTGAAATACGCAGCAACATTTAGATCCAGTTGTACAACTGTCCGCTTCAGTGCAAAAGAAATCTTTTTCAGAATTTCCTCAGGAATCACCTGGAATTCCTGGCCTTCTTCAATAAAATCCAGGAGACGAATATTCAGAGGAACCATGAGCGCATAGAGATTTGGCGCAACCCACAATTGGAAGTTCTTCGCAGCCTCCGCCCCAAGAATCTCTGTAATAGCTTCGGAGAGTGGTTCAGCAACTGCTTCTCCTTCTAATTCACCAATACGAGTACGCGAAAATTCTTCAAAGAACCGCGGTCTCTCTAGACCTTTAGGAAGTTTTTCCTCAATGAGTATCTGATACCATTGCGAATTAATTTCAGGGATAATGAGTTGATTTCCAATGCGTGTTGTTGCTTTGGGCGACGATAGATATGAAACCTCCTTATTAAAAAGTTGTCGTCGCTTCTCAGGAATTCTAAGAATCTCTTCAAGTAAACGGAGTGTAAAGAAGCGAACAGCCTCTACTTCTTTCTTGGACCCTACAGGAATTTTGGTTGGCGTGTGAATGAGACATGCCCCTCCTACTGTTCCTGTGGCAGATCCTTGTCTCCACGAACAGAAATTAGTACATCTACCTGCGTCAGTAATCTGCGAACAATCCATTCGCAACAATGTCTCTTCAGGATTAAAAGGATCCTGTGGTGCGAGCCAACTCTGAATGAGTGGACCGAGCAGAATCTCCAGACGTTTTCTCCGTTCAAAAAGTTCCAGCGGAATTGGTGGAGCGGTTCCAATCTCCTGGCGTCTAGGCTCCACGATGGCTTTTATATTTTTGAATATTTTTCGGTTTCTTGAAATATAGTTTGCAAACGTAAAACGTAAATGTTGGAAAACTTCCTCAATCTGTTTCCTCTGTTTGGGAATAAATGTTTCTGCCAGTTCATCTTTTTGTTTATCAGTACTAATCTTGGACATTACAATGCCATTATCAATATACCATTCTGGAAATGTATCAGACTCCTCCTCAGGAACGGTACCCTTATATTTTTGTCCTAGAGTACCAGCAGGAATTGGAATACCATTTCGGAGTTTGACCGCTATACGTCCATCCCTATAAAGAATTATAGACTCTATCGCATATCCCTTATAGAGTGAATATTTGACATTAATCTCCCCTTTATAGAAATCAATAATTTCATCTGTTGATGGTAAATCCTTGGGAGAAATATCATCCCAACCAAAATGTACTTTTCGTACTTCAATCTTCTTCTCGTCCCCTGTGGCAACCTGTTTACGTTCTGGGAAATTGTCGAGAGTTCCATCATCTGCGAGAGGGACTGCTATCACTTTCTTGGTATTTGTCACGAATGTCGCGGCGACTAAGTGATTATAGGCATCTCGCACAAGACCATAAGGAACTTGCTCGCGTTCATCTGCGTAGAGTAGGGTATATTTTGGAATGAGTGTCTCTGGTTTCACACCTATTTGACTTGTATATGCTGCTACACCACTACTATTACACTTCTCCTTGAATTCGCGAATACGCATCTTTATCTCGTCTGGAAGTTTCCTGAACATTATTTCATTCGCCTGGAGAACATATGCACCCTCGTGCCTCGCAACTTGTCCACCTACCGCCGCTACATTGTTTGTAAAAATGATTGGCTCCCAAATTCCCTTCTCATCGTGTGTTAAGAATGCAATATCATTTCCAGTATAATTCGCAGCAGCATACGCCTGTAAGGGACATCTTACACGAATTTCAGTATCTGTAGCATTTGGGGGGCCTGTATAATCAAGAACGATGATAGTTATACCGCGCTCTGTTAGTACACCAGGCTCTGCCAACATGTGGACAAATTGTCTCAACTCTTTTCGTCTAGTAGGAGTTTCAATAAATGCTTCAAAGTTCTTGTAGGAATTGTAGAGGCGAATAAGATAATCATATTTTGTTGTATTTTTAACGATTTTTCCTGCGCGAGGAACATTTCTTTTGATCCAGAGATCAAACTCCGTATCTGTTGGAGGCGCGTCCTGAGGATTATAAAATTCCAGGACAAGATTTCCAAAGTTGAAACTCTGGAATAAGAGGGGATTTATTGATTTCTTAATAAAATTGGCGACTTCCTGTGAAGTATCTGCTATCCCTAACAGAGGTGCTAGGGCAGAGAAGAGAGAGACGTCTCGTTGAAGCGCAGAATTTTGAACACCGATACGTAGAAAGCCCATGGCGTTTTTCTTGAGTTCCTGGCGAATTGCGTCGCGAGATACAAGGGTTTGTGAGACTTGTCCGAGATAGCGATCAAGTGGTGCTGGGCAGAGACCGACCTTTCCTGCTTCTAGGGGATACTTCTCAGGACCAACAATATATTCAGAGTTGAGATGGTTTCGGAGAATATCATAATTTGGAACTTCCTGTTGAATATCTGGAAGTGGTGGAGCAGCAGCGGCTGCTGCCTTAGATGTGTCTTCGCCTTCAGCTGTCTCAACTTTCATATACTTTTGTGCATACTCGCGAATATGATTGAACGCCTCCTCTTCATAACGAATTACATCTATATCTACAAAACAACATGGAAGTGAGAGGCCATTTGGATTCTTCTTCTTTCTAAGGAAACTGATGAAAAGTTGTGGAATATCCTTCTTTGGCTTATTCTTGCGTTTTAGAACTGTTTCGCCCGGATTTGGACTGTCTTTTGCCTTAATAACAGTTCCATGACAGAAGGGGCATGTAGCCTTCTTCTTTGGTTTTCCTTCGCGATCTACAGTTCCGTTTTCAAACTCTTTCTTTCGGAGCCAAATATCGTCGCGGACACAGAAATATTCGGAACAAATAAAATAATTCTGGTGGCCTGGATCAGATCCATACTTTAGTACATATGCGATCTCTTTGTCCTTTGGAACGACTGGATTCTTCTTTTCCCTTAAAGGGTATTCTATAAACACAAGATCTTCGTCTTCATCATAAATATCTCGCATTCTCTTGTACTGGAGTTCGTCCATAATAAGCGGTTGGCGATCTTCATTGGCAGCACAACTTACTGAATAATTTGTGATAGACTTGTCGCCTTTTGTTTTCTTGAAGTTGAAAAGTTCTCTGTCTATTTGTTTGAGGCGATTTAGGAAGAAGGAATCCACTACAATTTTCCCTTCATCTGGAGGTGGAGGGGCAGTAGCAGTAGCAGTGGCTTTTGTCTCTGTTGGGATTTGGATTTGTGGAGCAGCTCTTGTAGCCTCGCTACTAGCAACGAGAACATCCTCCTTTGTAGGGGCATCAGAAGGAGGGAGTTCCGTGGCATCTACATCAGGCCCAACTGCGCTCTCATCTTCATTATCTGGTATTTCATACATACCATAATCATATCCTCCAAAGTCTTCGCCTGCTTCTTCAGTAGCTTGAGGCAACATTTCTTCTGGAGATTTCGGTGCGAATGCGGCAGCAGCAGTGGCAGTCGCTACTACAGACTTTATTAAATCCCCTGACGGTGATATATGCGCTTCAGGGATTGCTGCCGCAGCCGCCCCTGTCCCTGCCACTCGCAATTCATCCTCCGCAACATTCAGAAGCATAGAAAGCAGAATATAGATCCTATCCAATTGAACACCGTTCTCTGCGCGATAAATATGGCAGAAATACAAAGGGTGTTGTGCATAAATATAGATATCTGTTCCAGGATTGATCGCCTGCTTAATATCCTTCTTTGTTGTAGCCCCTACAGTGAATTGTTCGCGAGATTTATTCCACGCAATAATTCTCTGTTCCGCCTCCTTCTCAGAAATATCAAACTCCTCCGCCAAAAGTTTCGGAAGACCTGCGAGAGTTTCCGTACCATCAACTAATTTCTTGGATATAACCTGTGTTAAGAAGGAGAATACTCTATCTTCGTTCGCAAAATTAGAAACGCGCTTATAACGTAGAGAAATGAGTGGCTGTTCATTTGGAAGCGGTGCAATCTCCTGAAAAAAATAGGAAAGACTCTGGAGTTTCTTGCGAATTGTTTGCGCATTTATGCGAGGACCATCAATGCTAAAGAAAGAGACAGCGGAAGTCTCTTGGACACTAAAAGGCACAGTCTCATAACCAGTCCCTGTAAGGGATCCTGTTAAACTTTCACTAAAACGAGAAAATTCTACAGAGGGTGTGAGTTTTCGCACATTTTTCGGAGGAACTACTACAAAGTCCGCACTACCATCCTCCATAATTTTTAATGTCCCAAACAGAGGAAATCCACCAGAAAATAGGAGAATCTTAATGAAAACGTAATCTGCGTCAGAAATTGGGGATTTCTCCTGTGCCCACTGTTTAATTAATTCAATAGGAATTGTTTCAGGGATTGAAAATAATCCAGGAGGGGAATATAGTTTTGTCAAAGGAATTCCATCAACAGGAAGAAATCGCATGAATGGGCGGTCCTCATTCGCATCAAGTTTGTAGAAAAGTTCATCGAGTCGCCCCTTAATTTTAGAATTCTCCTGCCAAACAAGACGTAACTTTGTAATGCCAGAAAGTATAGGAGTCTTTAGTCCTGGAACATCTTCTTCCAGAATTCGCTCTGTATTCTCCAACTGTCTATTTCGTAGACGAAGAACTTGCGCAATTTTTTTGGAATTCGCAATAACTGTCTCGGTCGGCTCAAGAGGTGATTCCGCTGATAGTGCTGGAAAATAGGGAGCAATGCGCCCATTAAAATCATACTCTGTAATGGTTATTTGGGTTCCTGTTGCTGGTGGAAGAACTTGTCTTAGTCCACTCAGTAAAAATACGTGAAATACTGGCAGCTGGCGATCTGATTCCGTCATAAATACATCTTCAAATGTACTTCTTTCACGCTTTGTAATTTTCAAAGGTTGAAGTTGTCCATCCGCATCAACAAACCGCTCATCTACATTTCCACTTACTACATCCAATGGTGATTGAAGAATAAGAGGATCTTTCAAAGATGCTCCAGTATCAAAATAAAGATAATCTGCTCCATAATAATCTTGCCCTTTCTGTGGATATTCAGCATCTGGATTTTCTGCGTTAAAACTTTCCCTTAAAGTGAGTAGTGATTGAAATTGCGGAAGGAACTCAGGCTCAGAGCCCAGTTGTAACCAAATTTCATATTTCAAATCTTCAATTGTAGAGAATGGGAAAATATTCTTAATAAGTGTAGGCTCCTTAGGAAGTCGTAGAACATTATCAATAATATATACCTTTACTCCTTCAGAAGGTATAGTACCTCTTAAAGAAGAAATTCTTGTAGGCTCCAATAGTTTATTTATTGGCTCCATGTAGGCTGCTGTTGCCTGCGCTTGCGCCTGAGCCATCTCTCATTCCTGAGGGTATTTTTTGTGCGGATTTCAACGTGTTGGCGTTATAGTTCCAATTTGGAATCCTTCGCTGGAAATTTCCCCATCCTTTTTAGGGTCGTAACTAGGAGCATCTGTAATTGACACGCCACAATAAGTAACAGGTTGCGATTTGAAGTCCTGATGCTTATAGAAGCCCTGTTGTTCCGCCTCGCGTAGAAGAAATCCGAAATTATTCCAAAAATCTTGGCCATGGCCGATAGTTGATGTAATCATATGCGCCATTTCATGAAGGGATACAAAGAACATTACATTCTCATCTACAAGGGATTCATTTTGCCCTTCACGATGTCTCAAGCAAAGGTGAACTTTTTCACCCTTATTTACACTATATGATGTATGTTCCGCGTCAGGAGTTGCTTCAAGAATACGCTCAGGATTTGCGCGAAAATTCTGAACTAGACGCTGTATTTGTGGCTTATTAGGAAACTTCTTCTCAAGATATGTCATCATATTTCCCATTTTAATCCGAATACGCGCAAGTAGATCCGCTGCCTGCTGCTTATCAGCCATATCACGTACCTTATACACTTTATTATCTACTTTTGACCGAACCTCTACAAGGGGATATTGAGAATTCCATGCTGTCATTGATGTAATTTTTTGAAATATGTCGTATATGTCAGTCATTATGGCTGAGATCGGACAGCCCCTGCTCTAATAAATTTTTAATATTTTTCTAAAGACGCCTACAAATCATTTGACAATAAACAAGAGCAATTGGTATAACGTCTTTATGATTTATAAGAAACATGTCATATGCTTTACGAACAGTTTCCCAATCTATATCGTCAAAAATAATATATCCTCCACACTTTACTTTTCTATAAGCAAGTTCAGCGTCAATTATAACAAATTCAGTTTCATGATTCCCATCAATAAAAATTAGATCAAAAGTTGCGTCTTCAAATGTTGGCAGCACATCGTGAGAAAATCCCTTACAGATGGTTATTTGTGAGTTGTTTGCTGTCGCAGCTTCAAGATTTGCGCAGAAATCATCATATACGCTGCTAATTTTTCCTTTATATTCAGGGTATTGGTCATAATCTAGCCAGGGATCTATTCCAACAATATGTGCTTGGGGGAATAACTCTGCGAAACGGAGGAGATTTGCTCCATAGAATACACCGATTTCACAGTACCTGGGGTTATCTGGTAATTGAATATGTGGAATCCAATTATCACATAATAAATATTTAATACCTCTAAAAGTTTCTTGAGGCTTCTGGGCTGTTGACATTGTCTATTAGAATTTCTTGGGGTTTAGACGGCTGCTCTACGCGATCTCACGGATTGTAAATCAGTTCGGATGCTTAATTTACAATTAAGCGATCTCGCCGCTTGTAAAGCGGCTTGAATGCGTAGAAATCTTCTACGCGATCTCACTGATTGTAAATCAGTTCGGATGCTT